ATCCCGCTCGGCCGCCTGGCCGACAGCTGGTATCGCGGCCGCCTGATAGCGCTGGGACTGGTGCTTTGGTCCTCGATGACGGCGCTTTCGGGCTTTGCGAACAGCTTCGGAACCTTGGCCGCAGCGCGGATTGGAGTTGGGATCGGCGAAGCGAGCGCCTCGCCCGCTGCCTATTCGATGATCTCCGACTACTTCCCAAAAGAGCGCAGGGCCACGGCCCTCTCAATCTACTCGAGCGGCCTCTATATCGGAGGCGGCCTCAGCCTTCCGATCGGCGGTTTCGTTCTCAGCCGCTGGAATTCCGCTTTTCCTCATCCGGCGGAGGCACCGCTCGGGCTCACCGGCTGGCAGGCAGCGTTCCTCGCGGTTGGATTGCCAGGCCTGCTGGTGGCCCTGTGGGTCCTTTCGCTGCGAGAGCCGCAACGCGGCGCCTCCGATCGCCTTCCCCAGCCAATCGTAAGGCCCGGTGCGTGGGGTTCGTTCGGACGCGAGCTCATCGCCATCCTGCCGCCGCTCACCCTGCTCAGCGTTAGCCGCATTCCGGGCGCGCTCAAGCCGAACCTGGTCGTCCTCACCTTGGTATGTGTCGCCGCTTACGCGCTGATCGCGCTCACTGGAGATGGTCCGCAATGGACGGCCTATGGCCTCGGCGTCTACGCAATCTTCTCGTGGGTTCAGTCGCTCCGCTACCGCGATGCACCGGTCCACCGTCTCATCTGGGGTACGCCGACGACGCTGATGCTCGCGGTAGCATTCGGCAGCATCTCCTTTGTCACCTACGCGATCAGCTTCTGGGTGCCGCCATTCGCCCTCCGAACCTTCTATGTCGATCCCACGGGCCCCGGCCTCTATTTCCGCGGCCTCAGCGCTGCCGAGGAGGTAGCGACGATAATCGGCTGGTGCGGTGCGGTTTCCGCAGCGATCGGCGTGATTGCAGGCGGCGTCCTGTCGGACATCTGGCGCCGACACGACGTACGCGGGCGGCTTTTCGTGAACATGCTGTCCGTCGCGCTCCCCGCGCCGCTCATCTGGTTCATGTTCACGACCAACAGCCCCACCGCCTTCTATTTCACCTTTCCGCTCGCGCATTTGCTGACCTCGGCGTGGGTGGGCGCTGCGATCGCCACGCTTCAGGATCTGGTTCTACCCCGAATGCGGGCGACTGCGGGGGCCACCTACATCCTGGGAACGACAATGGTGGGGCTGGCGCTGGGGCCTTATTTCGTCGGGAAGGTCGCAGACCTCACCCAGAGCCTCAGCGCGGGCATCTTCGCCTTGTACATCGTGCCGCCCTTCACGCTGATCGCGCTGTGGCTGGGATCCCGCCGCATCGGCGATCTCGAAGCATCGAAGGTCGAACGCGCCCGCGCCGCTGGCGAGCGGGTCTAGCTACCCCAGCACGCCGCACGCGATGCGCGCGCCGCTGTTTCCCGACGGATCCGATCGGTAGTCATCAGCCGTAGCGTGGATCACCACCGCCGCGCCGTCGGCATCCATCAGGGAGTTCGCTCCGGCTGCGACCCGTGCGCCTGGAATGGTGACTTCGAAACTTCCGCGTCCGTCCGTTCCGACAGCCAGGTTTGGAAGATCGCCTTTGTGCATGCCTTGCGGATTGTTCTTCCCGTGCTGCTGACCTGTGGGGTTCCAGTGCGGCCCAGCCGTCGTGAAGCCCGGTGCGTCGCACCGACCAGTCGTGTGCACATGAGCGCCGTAGGCTCCCGGCGCCATCCCCATCGCCTCGACGCGCACGCGAATGCTGTCTCCAGCCTCGGAAACGGTGGCTCGAGCCATGGTCATACCAGATGCATCCCTGACAGCCGCAGCCACGGAGTGAGCCGGCGCGCCGTGCCCGGCGACCTGCTCCCCGGCGCTGGGTTGGGAGGCGCACCCCAGGAGCGCAGTTGTGCAGACTGCTGCCGCCAGTCCAACGAACGTCGTCTTCATCTCGCCTCTCCCGATCGGTGCATCTGGAGAACGAGCCGGTGGTGAAACGGTTTCCCTCAGTCTTTGGTTCGCAGCGACCGTCCCACGCCATGCCACCGCAGACCGGCATTGGCGACATCTTCGGGCCGATACACGTTGCGAAGGTCGACGAGGATTGGCTGCGCCATCGTCGCAGCGAGTCTCTTTAGGTCGAGCGCCCGAAGCACGTCCCATTCGGTCACGAGCACGACCGCATCGGCGCCCTCGGCCGCGGTGTAGGGATCCTCGCAGAATTGTACCCCCGGCAGCATCGGGCGCGCCTGCTCCATCCCCTCCGGATCGTAACCCCGCACATGCGCGCCGGCATCCTGCAGCGCCTGGACGATGCTGATCGAAGGCGCATCCCGCATGTCGTCGGTATTCGGCTTGAAGGTGAGGCCGAGCAGCGCGACCGTCTTCCCGCGCGCTTCCCCGCCCAGTGCCTGGATGACCTTGCGCCCCATGGCGCGCTTGCGAGCCTCGTTCACCTTCGCAACCGATTCGACGATGCGGAGAGGGGCCTGATTGTCCTCGGCTGTCTTGAGGAGCGCCAGCGTATCCTTTGGAAAGCAGGATCCGCCGTAACCCGGACCCGCGTGCAGGAATTTCGGACCTATCCGATTGTCGAGACCGATTCCGCGCGACACATCCTGAACGTCCGCACCCACCGCCTCGCAAAGGTCGGCAATTTCGTTGATGAAGGTGATCTTCGTCGCCAGAAAGGCATTGGCGGCATATTTGATCAGCTCCGCGGTCCGGCGGCTTGTGAAGAGGAGCGGGGCCTTGTTCAGGTACAAGGGCCGATAGACTTCGCGCATGATCTCGGCAGCCCGCTCATTGTCGGTGCCAACGACGATGCGGTCGGGGCGCTTGAAGTCTTCGATCGCGGCTCCCTCGCGGAGGAACTCGGGGTTCGACACCACCCACGCTTGAGCAGCAGGGGCGATTTCCCGGATAATCCGTTCAACCTCGTCTCCGGTCCCTACTGGTACCGTCGATTTTGTGACCACGACCGCCGGTTTCTTGAGCGCACGTGCGATTTCTTCAGTAGCGCCGAAAACGTAACTGAGGTCGGCATGACCGTCCCCACGCCTCGAGGGGGTGCCGACCGCGATGAAGATCGCATCGGCCTCGGCCACGGCCGGGCCGAGTTCCGTCGTGAAGGATAGGCGCCCACCGCGAGCATTGCGCCCCACAAGCCCCTCAAGCCCAGGCTCGAAGATCGGCATCACACCGCGGTGCAGCGCGTCGATCTTGGCGTCGTCCTTATCGACGCAGGTCACATGGTGTCCAAAGTCGGAGAAACAGGCCCCGGACACCAGACCGACATAGCCGGTCCCGATCATCGCGATGCGCATGGAAGATCCTTAGAGGCTTAGAAGTTGCCCCCGCTTACAAAGCAAAGGGTGGCCGAACAAGGCTGCGCCCGGCCCGAACAGCCTCGGTCAAAAGAAAGGGCCGGTTCCGAAGAACCGGCCCAAACTTTTCACCTTGCGTGCACCCGCCGCCGAAGCGGCGGGAGCCCACCTTACATGCCCGAGCCCGGGCCGAAGGTGATTTCCACACGCCGGTTCTGCGGCTCGCGCACGCCATCGGCGGTCTCGACCAGCGGACGGCTTTCGCCGAAGGCCTCGGTCGAGAGGCCGGCATCCGGAACACCCCGACCGGCGAGGTACGAACGGACAGCGTCCGCACGGCGCTGCGACAGGCCGACGTTGTACTGATCCGAACCCGAACGATCCGCGTGACCAGCGAGCACGACCTGAGCCGAACCCGTCTGCTGGTAGGCAGCGGCGGCGTTGTCGAGGATCGCAGCCGCCTGCGGCGTGATGTCCGACCGATCCCAGTCGAAGAACACGATGAACGGCCCCGGAATCGGCGCTGCCTGAGGAGGCGGCGGCGGCGGCGGCGGCGGAGGCGGAGGCGGAGGCGGAGGCGGAGGCGGCGGAGGCGGCGGAGGCGGCGGAGCAGCCCCAAAGTTGAACACGATGCCACCGAGCAGGCTGTGCGAGCGGAAGCGGCTTTCCGTGTCCTGGCCGTTGAACGCCGCAATGCTCAGATCGTCGACATTGAAGAAGCGGTACTTCACCTGAATGTCGATGTTGTCCGTGATGGCCTGGCGAACGCCAGCGAACACCTGCCACGCAAAGCGCGTGTCGGAATCATCAAGGACAGCACTCTGATTGGAGAAGACCCTCACGTCATCGAAATCAACGCGGGCAAGGCCGACGCCGCCGCCGACGAAGCCGCTGAGATCCTCGTCGCCGAAATCCAGCATACCGTTCAGCATGAAGCTGAGAACGTTGGTCTCGCCATCAACCCGGCGAGTGCCGGTCGTGCCGGTCCGCTCGCCCGGGAAGGTCACTCCGGTACCACCGGTGATCTCATCCATGTGAGCATGCTTGTAGCCGCCCTCGGCCTCGATGCGGAAACCGCCGAGGTCGTAACCGACGAACAAAGCGGCGTCGTAATCCTTCTTATAATCGATAGTGAAGGCATTATCGATCGTGCCGAGATCGACGTCCATGTCTTCCACGATCATCGCGCCGAATTCGCCACCGACGTACCAGGCGCCATCGCGCGCAAGTGCCGGCGTAGCGAGCACGGTGGATGACAGCGCCAATGCAATGGCGAGCTTCCGCATAAAACTTTCCCCTTTCTTCTGCGATCCAACGGGACCGACCTTGAACTCATTACGGTAAGCGAGGTTTCCGCGCAAGCACGCTTAAACCCACACTTGTTGCCGAAATGCCTCAGGTTATTGCTAACGCTGTTGAGGCCCCTCCGAACGACAGCTCAAACGAGGGCCCGCCGCAGGGGTTTCATAGTCGCGGGGGAAAACCTCAATCTATCAGGCCGTGTGACTTTAATGCCGCAGTCAGCGCAATGATGGCGGCTCGGGCTTCTTGATCGATTGTCGTTCCACCTGAAGGACTTGGCACCTCCGGCTGCCGCTCCCCCACCACCTTCTTGCCGGCGACGAAGAAGCCTGAAGCAGGAAGCTCACCACTGCTCCAACCATCCGCGCGCCAGTGAAGCCAGTAGCCGGCCACCCTGTTCCAAGCCGTCATGCCCTCGACCGGCTGCAAGAAACGCCACCCGCCCTGGGTCCAGGACGCGAGTGAACCGTCCCTTCCATTCCATTGCCCGAGTCCCCCCGCAGCGACGATCCAGGTCTGGCCGAGGGCAGGCGTCTGCGGCGGAGTCGCCAGCGGCTCCCCCTCCACCGACGGATGGCAAGCGATGTCGATCCGCGCCAGCGCTTCATTGTGGTGGAATTCCTTCTGCGCCTGCCCGGGCAGAATGAAAGGCAGCGCCAACCGCGCTGTAACGTCGTTCATCATTCGGTCCCTTCGTCAGTTGACGGAGATGCTGGTGGAGCGTGAGCGCGTGTGTGTCCCCAGCTGGCAAACCCGCATCAGGAACGGTCCTTCGAGGCCGTCCAGTGCTTGCTGAGCGTTCGTGTAGATGTAGTTGGGACGAGAAAGTTCGATACGCCGCTCAAAACCCGCGGCCGAAAGCACGAGTTCGTAAGCCTCGAGCTCCTCGCCCAATGGAGTGTCGGCGCCGCTCGGCCACGTCCACCCGCTCCTGCTGCGCCGCGTCCAGCTGATGGAGATGTCGCCAGCCGCCTGCCTCTCGGCACGCAGGTGAACGGGCGAGGGCGGCTGCAGCGCGCGGCCGACAATGAGCAGCCTCGCCAGCGGGGGCGAATCTGAGTCCCCAATCCCGGAAGCCATCATCTTCAGTTCGCCGCCCACAGCGCCGGCTATTCCTTCGACGGGCGCCAACCGCTCTTGCTCCAGCAGCACGAAAGGCTCGCCTGGTGCGTGAGTTGCCGCGGCCCACTCCGTACCGCGCCGCCCTCGCAGCAGATGCTTCAACCGGAATCGCCTGTTGCCCAGCGGTTCCGCCTGCCCGAACTGGATCAGTTCGTCGCCGAGCATTGCCGCGTTCGCGCCCATCGCGAGGGCGTCATCGCTCCTGCCTTCGAGCCACATGCTTTCGCTCAAGAGCTCCACTTCCATCACGCCGACCGCGTCGATCAGCGCCGATCCTGAGGCACCGAGTGCCGTCTGCGCCGAACCCATGACAGCGGCGGGAGCAGTCGCCCCCTGCGCCTCCCATCCACCCCCGTCGAGGCTCATCGTCAGCGCCGCCCGGCGCCAACCCTCCTCGGCGCCTGCCGCGGCGGCAACGATGAGGGGCGCTGAGGGAGCCTGGTCGCCCATGACCGGCAGGTCGAGAAGGATCAGCTTCGTTCCTCCATGCGGCAAATCGCGCTGCGGCGTCGGACGTCCGGCGTGCGCGACAGGCTCAACCCGCGCCGCCGCCGGAAGCCGGACGATCTCAAGCTCGATCCGCATGCGATCGAGCGACCAGCGGCTGATCCTCCACGTCCCATTCCGGCCGCTCAGCCGCACATGCATACCTGCCCGCAAATGGCCCAGGCGCCAGCCGAGGTTGAGCTTCCCGGTTTCGCGGGCGGCCCAGAGGTGCGCCAGCCGACGTTCGGCGAAAGCCTTGGCCGAACCGGCGCTCAGGGCCGCCGCTTTCCTCATCCATCGGGAAACATCTCCATCAGGCGCTGAAGATCGGCCGGCGACGCTTGCCCATCGCCGCCGCCGCTCATCGCCCCCAGCACGGTTGCCAGCTCCGCCGGCGTCGCCTTCCAGAATTCGTCCGGCCGCCAGGCCAGCAGCGCTCCCGCAACACCCGCCAACTTCGCGGCGGCGGCGGCGAATTCAGCCACGTCCTTGCAATATCTGGGTCAGCAGCACCTTCAGAACGGGCGTCGTATTCGCGAGCCCCGCCTCCGCGATCGCAGCCCCAATCCGCTCCCGCGTCAGCGCCTCGGGACGCGCCGCGACACAGTGCCAGAACAGTGCCGTGATCTCGGACACCTTGAGCCCGCCCCCGGCCGCGCGCTCCACCAAGGCGAACAGCGGCCCCAATTCCTCCTCGGCAGCCACGAGCGCCTCGAAGCTCGGGCGCAGCGTCAGCCTCTCCCCAGCGACCGTCAGCGCGGCCTCTCCTCGGGCGGGATTCATGCCGACACCACCGGTCCGGAGCTTTCGAGGCTGAGCGTGTAATTCCGCTCGCCATTATAGTCGCCGCTATAGTCGAGCCGGGTGACCAGGAAGCGGCCCTTGAGCCGCTCTCCGCTCTCGAAGCTCAGCTCGAAATCGTCGATGAGGCCGGCCAGGGCATTGGTCTTCACCCGCCCTTCGGCGGCCGATCCGGTGAAGATCCCGCCGGCCGCGACGGAGACCGAGCGGACCCCCGCCTGCGACAGGAGCTCGCGCCATCCACCCGAGTCTTTGCTCGTGACGTTCACCGCCTCCCCGTTCACAGACATCTGCGTCGTCCGCATGCCCGCGACTGTGGCGAAAACCGGCGGATTTCCGCCGTTCCCGATCTTCAGCAGGAAAGCACTTCCTTTTTCCGCGCTCATGTATCAGTCTCCTTTGGTCGCGCACTTGCAATGATTGGATTTTGCCCATGATTTCAGCTGCCGTTGCCATGCTGCTGCTCGGCGCAGCCCCCGAACCTCCGGCCAAGAGCCGAGAGGCTTATGCCCGCTGCTTGAAGGACCTCGCCCGCACGAGCCTCGAGAAGAAAATGGACGCTGCCGCGTTCGAGGCGGCCCTCGCGGGCGCCTGCCGGGACAAGGAAGCCTTGTTCAAGACGTCTCTCATCAGCTCCGAAGTCGCCATGGGCGTGAAGCGCGCAGTCGCCGAAAAAGGCATCCAGGAAGAGATTGCCAGCTACCGCTCGGAGACCAAGGAAGGATATCAGGCCGAGTTGGCGAGCGCTCCACAGCCCTGATCAGCCGCCGGGCTCGACGGCCATCATCCGCGCCCGATATTCGATCACTCCGGCCCAGGCGTCACTCCGTCCGGGGGAAGCCCGCCCTTCCGGCTCCCGGATGACTTGGCTGCGTGCGAAGCGCAAGGTCGCGATCCGCCAGCCGGCGGGTAACCCGCCAAGCCCCGCCATCGCCTGCTCCGCCTCCTCCATCAGCCGGTGCAGGCGCGCCGGCCTCTCGCCCTGATCTCTGATCGTGATAGCAAGCCGAACCTCACGGCCCAGTGCGCTCTTGTGGCTCCAGTCGCTCTCCGGCCCGAATTCGACCACGGCGTAGGGGAACGCCGCCTGCAGTGGAGGGCCGTCATAGACGCCGCCGATTCCAGCCGCGCTCTGCAAAGCCTCGATTGCTGCCTTCTGCAGCGCAGGGCCCGCCCCACTCATTGCAGTGCCGCCGTCAGCCAGCGAAGCGCCGGGTCGAGCGCGAACCGGCGCCTCAGGCCCCGGCCGGAAAGCCGCACGCCGTGGGGCGCCGCCGCGCACCGGATGCCCGCGGGCAGTGCCGCCTCTATGTCCGTCGCTAGCCGTTCAATTCGGGCCTGGGTCCGCTGCTCCGCCTTGCGCACCGCTCGTTCAGTCAATCGCTCGAACATTGCCCCCTCCTCAGCGCAGCCGCATTCGCCGCCACGGCCGCCACAAGGCGGTCACCGCGGCCGGCGGAGCACTGTCGTCCGCCCCTGCCCAATAGGTGTAGAAATGAGCCGCAAGCCGCACGATCCCCTGCCGCAACGCTTCCGGTACCCCGCTCCAATCCGTGGCCAATCCCGCCTCGTAGGTCACTCGGATTTGCCCGCGGCTTCCCCCGCCCACGCGCACCCAGCCGTCGCCGCTTGCATCAATGTCCACGGCATAGCTTTCCGCATCCAAGGGCACGTAGCTGCCATCGGCCAATGCCTCTTCCACACCCGTGACGGCACTTACCGGAGTTCGCCCGAGCCGTTGCCAGCAGCCGCTACGCGGAAGCACTTCCTGAAGGCTGCGGCGCACCAGCATCTGCCCGGTAAAGGCCTCGCACAGCCCCGCCGCGCTCGCGACCATGTCGTCGATCAGCGCGTCCTCCTCGCCCGTCTCGACCCGCAAATAGGCCTTAGCCGCCTCGGTCGCTGCGCTTCCGGGCTGGACCGGTTCCTCGGTCACCATTGCAATCTCCTGATTAGCTGATCCGGCGCCTGGCCCGGTCTAGAGCGCTTCCCGGCGCTCAGGCGGCATGCCCAAGGAAGGCATGGATGAAGGTAATCGAGCCTGCCACCGGCTTCCAGCAGGAGCGCTTTCGCGCCTGTGGCGGTGACGTAGCCGGTATCGCGCGCGATCCGCTCGGGATGGATCAATCCCCGCCTCACGCTTTCAGAAGCGGGGCTGCCGATGACCGCTATCGGAGCCGCGTCGGCGTCGGTGGTGGTCGAGCCGACGCCGAGATTGTGGCGCCGGTGATCGTAATCCACGTCGAACGCGCCCTTCCGCGCTGCCCATAGCAGCGGGTGCGCGCTTCCGTTCACCGCCTGCGCCGCCAGACTGTCGCCCGCAACCAGCAACACCGTCTGCGGCGGCAGAAGCGAGGGCAATTCGGCCGCCCAGTCTCACCACCCTCCACCGCATGCACCCGCGCTCTGGGCTGCATCGGAAAGGTCACGAGGCTTACCTCCACCAGCTCCAGATCGGTAAGCTCCCGGGGCCCCTCGCCCCGCGCCTCGCGCACGCGGTACCCGAAGCTAAGGCCGCCCACGGCCCCATCCTTCAGCAGGGCCGCGGCCTCGCCGCCCGCCGCCGCCGCCGAAAGCCGCCCGATCACGCGTAGCCCGCGTTTGTCTTCCTTCAGATATTCGATCCGGCCGATCGGCCGCCCCGCCTCGTGCTGCCACAGCAGGGGCACCGCCCCCGCCCCCCGCTTCAGCGCCCGGGCGAACGCGCCCGCCCGCACAACGTCGCCGCCGCGGTCCGGCCGGTCGAAGATCGCCGCATAGCCCGCGAACCTCATCGGTGTACCAGCTCGGTGAGGCCGAGCTTCACCGCCATCGCCAGCACGAGCAAGGCGAGCAGGATCCGGATCGCCCAGTTCACCGCCGCGTTCCACGCGCTCTTCTTGGCATCGCGCCACGCCTGCAGCAGCTGCCTCAGCTCGTGCATGTCGTGCCGGGCGCTGGGATCGCGGAGCCCCAATGCGCCCAGCGCCCGCTCCGCCCCGCATTCGCTCGCCTCCTCGATCAGCGCGCGGAGCGTGATCAGGTCGGCCCCCTGCCCCTCGGCCTGCGCCATCAGCCGCGCCAGCATGGCGGTGTTTTCCGATGTCATTGAACCCCTCCGTTCAAATTCGCCGGGGCAAAGCCCAGCATCTCCCGTTTCTCGTCCGCGCTCAGGAAATCGGCCGCGGAGACCTGCGCCCAGAGCCGCTCGCGGTCCTCCGCCAGCGCCGTCACCTGATCGACGTCCAGCATCAGCCGTACCCCCGGCCACCAAGCGCCGAGCGCGCCCGAAATGCCGGCCAGGATTTTCTCCGCCAGCGGCAGGATGGTGAGCCGCCAAAGCGCCCGGTTGGCCTCCCGGTAATTGGCGTAGGTCGCATCTCCAGGCAGCCCGAGCAGCATCGGCGGCACTCCGAACGCCAGTGCGATCTCCCGCGCCGCCGCAGCCTTCAGCCCCACGAAATCCATGTCCGCCGGCGACAAGCTCATCGCCTGCCACTTGAGCCCGCCCTCCAGCAGCATCGGCCGCCCGGCATTGAGGGCGCCCTGGAAGCTCGCCTCCAATTCTTCCTTGAGCCGCCGATATTGATCGCCCGACAGGTTAGCACCGTCGCCTGGCTCAAACATCAGGGCGCCGGACGGCCGCGCCGCATTGTCGAGCAAGGCCTTGTTCCACTTGGTCGCCGCATTGTGGATCGCGACCGCTCCCGCCGCCGCGCCGAGGCAGCCGAGGCCGTAATGGTCGTCCAGCGGATGCATCGCCTTCAGATGCACGATCGAAGGGCGCCCGAGCCCGTCCCGCGCCGCAAGCCGGGTCTTCGCCTCGCCGGCTTTGTAGACGTAGGCTGCGGGCCATCCGCCCGAATCCGCCTCGACTGCGACGCGTTCCGGCCGAAGCGCGAACAATTCCGCCGGCTCCCCCTCCGCATCGCCGATGATCTGCACGAACGCGTTGCCGTGCAGCAGCAGCTGCGCCGCCACCGCCTCCAGCAATGCAGACGATATCAGGGACTCCGCTCGCCCTGAGCCTGTCGATGGGCTGTCCTTGCCTTCCGACGCATAAACCGTTGCACCGGCAACGCTTTCCGCCACCAGCCGCACCGCCCGCTGCGCCACCGGATTGCCGAGATACGCCTCGCGCACCTGCGCCTCGTAGGAACGCGGCCACGGCTCGCCCGCCGCAGCTCCGCTCATCCCCAGTCCGTTCAGGGACCACCCGCGCAACAAAAAAGGCCGGGCGCTGGTGCGCCCGGCCTTGCGGCCAAACCATTTCATGTGGAGCACCTTCTCTTGAAGAACAGCCCGGCCCCGCCGCACCCCGCTCAACCCTTGGGGCGAATCAGGCGCACTTCTCGAGCGTGGCAATATAGTGCCATATCAGCGTCACGCTGTCAAGCACTTTTTACCATATCGGCACCTATTCTGCTTAGCCGTAATCCCCGGTTCCGGCATGTCCCTTGCCATCGCGGCGGTTTTCCATCTCGCGCACCGCTTCATCGGAAAGATCGTCGAGGCTGTTGCCCTGGCCCGGGCCGCCGGCGCTTCCGCCCGCCATGCCGCCCTCGGCGCCGCCGGCTGCGTCCTCGGCGCTGCTGCCTTCGTTCTTGTCGTCGATCATGGGGGCGCTCCTTCCAGTCTGTCGCCGAAAAGAACGTCCCACTCCGGTGCAATATCCATTCGCCGGCCGCAGCGATGCGACCGGACCGGCGCTCGGGCGTTATACCTTTATGATCAAGCTCTTGACGACCGCGCTCCTGCTCCCGCTCGCCTGCATCGGCTGCGCTGAGAAAGCGGAGCCGCAGCCCGATCCGGCCAAGCTCCAGGCCTTCCTCGCCACGCTCGACGCGCCGGAAGCGGCGCCGGGAAAGACCGAACGACTGATCGCGTCGGTCGAGAAGATCCCGCCGGAGCGGATCAATCCCCGCCTCGCCCTCGCCGTCGTCACCAAATAAGCCGCCGCCGAAAAGCGCGGCGCCAACCGCCTCGAAGCCTCAGCTGAGCGGTCCCAGATAGGCCGGCGCGCGCCGCCGCCGCCGCGCTTCAATCGCCGCCGATCCGCCCTTCTTCACCAGCGACCCCGCCTTTTTCAGCACGAAGGGCGCCAGCAGCCCCGCCGCCGCGCCGGCCGCGCCGCTGAAGCCGCGCTTCCGCGCCATCGAGCGCCCGACCAGCATCCGCACCACTTTCCCGATCATCCGCGCCTCCATCTCTCGCCAGCAAAGCTCGCGGAGCGTTCCGAAGTTCCTCGGATCAATAAAGCAGCACCACCGCCCCGATCCCCATCCCCGCCGCGATCACCGCCAGCGGAAACCAATGGTCGCCCCTGCCGAAATGGTAGCGGCCGCGGCCCCGGATTCGGTTCAGCAATTTCATCTCTGGCTCCCCACGCTTTGGCCTGTGTCACCCGCCCCGCCAAGGCAATAGGCACAAAGGCCGGGTCACCCTTCGCGCATCGAAGTCCCACTTCGATGCGATCGCTATAATAGCCTTATCCGCGGCTCTGCGCGTTGCTTGCCGAGCATCAGTTCGGTCAG